TCTCTCAGTGCCGTGCGACTGGCGGGTTCTCCTACCCAATGCAGTGTGTTCTGGAGAAGGAGTCCGGCGGGAAGCTGGTTGCCAATCGCCACGATGACCCTGCATTCGATCCGAACAAGCACGCCGCTTAACCCAATCAATAGCCGCAAGGAGCCACACCAGCATGTACCAAGACCCCAGCCAGAAGCGCGCCATCCCGGTGAAGGTTCGTTTTGAACCAGTGCTCGACCGGATCCTCCGGAAGGCTGCGAGCAAGACCCGAATGCAGCACGCCACCTATCTGTACGAAATCATCGAGTGGGCCGTAGCCAACGGCGTTATCGAGGAGCTGATGCAGGACAAGCAGCAAGAAGATATCGCGGGCTGAAGGCCCTTTGGAGGCCTAAATGACCGTGCAGCTTGATCAGCTGCCGCCTGATGTGCGGCAGCGAATAGAGGGGCTGATGAGGGCCAACAACTGGGACTTCAACACCGCGATGAACCAGGTGTTCGAAGCGGCAGTAGCCAGTGGCGCTCTTTCAGTGGTTGGCCGCCGTAAGGCCAAAGTCCTTCAGTTGGTGGCCCCAATGAGGGCCTCACCAAGGGACTCTTCAGGGTAGGGCAGAGGCCCTCTCTGAATTACAGGCACAAAAAAGCCGGGATTGCGGCCCGGCTCTCTGCAATACAAAACTCTGTAGGGGAATTATGCATATGCAGACCCAAAGTGTACAGGCCCTATCAAGGGCGGCGCCACAAAATGCGAACCACGATTTCGTGGCGCGCACGATGTCGTCGCGTGAGATCGCCAGCCTGACTGGTAAGCGTCACGCCAACGTCAAGCGTGACATTGTGGCCATGCTGGCCGAACTGAAAGCAGATGTACTCAGTTTTGAGCACATCTACTTGGACGGGCAGAACCGCGAGCAGGTCGAGTATCTGCTCGATCGCGAGCACACCGACTGCCTCCTTACCGGCTACAGCGCCGGACTGCGCATGAAGGTAATTCGCCGCTGGCGTGAGCTTGAAGGCCGGTCCGAGGCGCGCCAGGCGGTAATGGCCAACGGTACCAAGGTCATAGGCGAAATCGCCATCATGGAGTGCTTCACACGCCTGCTGAAGCCGGCTGCGTCCTGCCAAGTGCAGATGCTAGCCAAGATCGCCGAAAGCAACGGCCTGGATGCCAAGTTCCTGCCTGGGTATGCGGTTGATGCTGCCTCCGATTCGCCTGATGGCTCCAGCATGGCCTCCAAGCCGCTAACCGCGCTCCTCAAGCTGCACGGCATCAAGTGCTCGGCTGCGACGTTCAACTGGAAGCTGCGCGACGCCGGGATCATCAAGCAGATGTCCCGTGTGAACTCGAAGAAAGAGACCGTCCACTTCTGGTCGATCACCGAGAAGGGGCTTCGCTACGGTAAGAACCTGACCAGCCCCCAGTGCCCGCGCGAAACCCAGCCGCACTGGTATGAGGATCGCTTCGCCGAACTGGCCGACCTGATCGTCTCCGGTGGTGCAGCATGAGCCTTCACGACATGCCAGATGGCATGAAATCCGAGTTCCTGGCCGCCTTCCGAGCTGAATTCGGCTTCGGCGAGATGACGGCCACGGCCAACGATGACGCTGCCGCAATGCTCAAGGCCGCCGCGTGGGCGTGGCAGGCCTCCCGGGAGTCTTCGCAGGTGTCCGCAATCAGCCCGGAAGTCGCGGCGCTAATGCAGCGTATCGACGACGAGGAGCGCGGCCAGGCACCGCTGGCTGAAGCGTTCGTCCGCGAATCTGGGCGTGCCTCGATCTCCGCCCTTCAGCGGCATTTCAAGATCGCCTATGGGGCAGCGTGCCGGCTTATGGATCGGCTGGTTGCTGACGGCGTTGTGAGCGCAATTGACTCAGAGGGCCGTCGTCAAGTCCTGCCGAAGGTGTCGACATGAGCATGGAGCTGATGGTCAAGGCCATGAAAACCAAGGTCGGCAATCCGCTGCGCAAGCTGGTCCTGATCAAGCTGGCCGACAACGCCAGTGATCAGGGCGAATGCTGGCCGTCGTACCAGCACATCGCGGATCAGTGCGAGATCGACCGGAGCACCGTTCGCAAGCATATCAAGCACTTGGAATCTCAAGGGCTGCTGCGCATCGAGAACCGCGAAGGGCCGAAGGGAAACTCCACCAACCTGTACTACCTGACCCTGCGCAACCCTGTAGGCCAAAACAGCACACCTGTAGGCCCAGAAAGCACAGGTGTAGGCCCACAGCCTACAGGGGGTGTAGGCCCAGAAAGCACCAGAACCAGTCACTCTTTTGAATCAGTCAATGAACCAGTAAATCCATCGGGCGCTGACGCCCCCGAGTCGATCGACTTCGATCGGTTCTGGGCTATCTACCCGCGAAAGGTCGGCAAGGCCAGCGCCGAGAAGGCCTGGAAAAAACTCAAGGTCACCGCCGACCTGTTCAACCTCATGGGGGACTCTCTGGCCGCCTGGACCGTATCGACCGACTGGACCAAGGACGGCGGCCAGTTCATCCCGCACGCATCCACCTGGTTGAACGGCAAGCGCTGGGAAGACGAACTGCCTCAGCCAGCAGGCGCCGCCCCGTTCACATCCGGCCGCTCGGCCAGCGGCCCCGACTTCAACGACACCAGCTGGGCTGATGACCTGGGGGGCTTATGAGCGCACAACCGAAACTGCGCAGCGTGACGCAGATCATGGCCACGACCCGCAACCTGCCTGCCGAGGTGCAGGCCCCGGCCAAGCAGCTGGACCCGGGCACCACCGAAGTCGTCAACGCGCTGTTCAAGGAGCTACAGGCCATCTTCCCGGCGTGGAAGCAGGCCTGGCCGGACGACGAAGCGCTGAAGGCTGCCAAGCGCAGCTGGATCAAGTCCTTCGTTGCGGCGGGTATCAACACGCTCGAGCAGATCCGCTTCGGCATCCAGAAGTGCCGGGTGCTGGGTACCGACTTCGCCCCGAGCAGCGGGAAGTTCATCAAGCTGTGCCAGCCGACGCCGGAAGAGATGGGCATTCCGCCGCTTGCGCGGGCCCTGGCAGAGGCGCTGGAGAACTTCCACCCCAGCAGGGCAGGTTCCCGCACATGGTCGCACGCAGCGGTACGCCACGCGGCCCTGCAGTGCGAGGCGCAGAACCTGGGGTCGATGGAGGTGGAGCGCGCGGAGAAGGTGTTCGCCCGGGCCTACGACATCACCATCCGCATGCTGGTCGCCGGCGAGCCACTGGGCGACATCGCCACCGGCATCGGCCACGACAGCCAGAAGAGCCTGATCGAGCTGGCAGACGAGTACGCAAGCCAACGCCAGGCCCGCCTGCTGGACCTCCAGCAGATCCCATCGAGCGCCGCCGCGTGCCGTGCCCACCTGCTGGCCAAGTTGAACATCAAGCGCGCCGGGCAGCCGGCCGGGGAGGGCGTATGAGCAAGGGGCTTTCAGTGATCCTCGCAATCGTCTTCGTAGGCATGTTTGTGATTGCTCAGGTTTGCGTTCAGCAGCGAGATCAGGCTCGCAAGGTAACTGCTGAATTCCAAGGAAAGACCCTGATCTGCCGGTTCGAGGAGAAGCACTGATGGACAACAACAAGATGCGCGACATCAGCCGCGAGCAGTTCGAACAAGTGTGGTGCCACGTGATGCGTAGCGATGAAGACGTCCCCACAGCCCGGCCATTGCGCAGCCTGGTAGATCCGGAGAAATACCGTGGAGGGGGCGTAAATGCGGCGTGGAACTGGTGGAAGGCGTCCAGGGACGCTTTGGTTGTGGGTCTGCCGTGCGCCAAGTCTTTCAGCGCATCAGACGATCCGTGGTTCGTGCTGGAGCAGTGCAAAGACTCTATCGAGCACCAAGGATTGAAGGTGGGCAGCCATGATTGAGACGACCGAAATGCGCTCGCAATTTGAGGCCCAGTTCATCGAGGAGTACGTCAGGGTTCTCGGTGAGGGGGCGCGAGAACTGGCAGCTCATACCCTGGCTACAAACCCGCCGCTGGTGAGTATGTCCTGGTGGGCCTGGCAGGCGTCCCGTGAGTCTGTGGTGGTGGAACTGCCCAAGGTGGTTGGCTTCGAGGGCGCGTATGACTCGCACCGCCATCATGAATTCGTCCCGAGCATGAGCGACGTTGAGGATGCAGACGAGATATTCGGACTGTGCCGCAGGGTTGAAGCCAAGGAAGCGATCGAGGCTCAGGGCCTGAAGGTGGCGCCATGTTGATGCGAAGCCTCCTGATCAAGATGAAAGTGATGGATGCCCAGATGACCCTCTCGAAATGGTACCTGGGCTGGGATCTTTACAGGCTAATGCCGTTTCCCGGAATGCGCGGTCGCGGGCTGCACGATAAGGCGAAAGGCCTGGTTGAGCATGACCGAGAGCTTATCCGGTCTATGGCTGAGTTGGAGGGCCGCGACCATGACTGAAAAGATCAGCGTCAACAGCCAGGCCAAGCTGTCCGAGGCGATCACCATGCTGACCCGCCTGTTCCGCGACAAGAAGTTCGTCGTGGTCAGCATGCGCCCGGGCAAGGACCGAACCCTGGATCAGAACGCCCTGTGGTTCGCGATGTACGAACGCATCGCAAAGAGCACCGAGATGGGTGACATCGAGGACGTGCGCCGCTACTGCAAGCTGCACCTGGGCGTGCCGATCATGCGCGCTGGCTGCGCCGAGTTCCGCACCGGCTGGGCTGAGTCGTTCATCCACCTGGATTACGACGTGAAGCTGCGCCTGATGGGGCCGTGCGCGATGTTTGGGCCAGATGGCTTCCCGGTGACTCGGTTGTTCGACCGGGCCCAGGGCTGCCAGTACACGGACCGCATCGTCGAGGAGTTCACGCCGCGGGGCGTGCACTTCGCTGACCTGCTCGGGGAGGCTGCGGCATGAGCGTGCTCGCCAAGGAGATCAAGCCGAAAAAGTGCAAGGCGCCCGGCTGCGGCCAGCGCTTCAAGCCATCCATGTCCACGCAGAAGGTGTGCAGCATCGCCTGTGCCAAGGCCATGGCCAAAGACCCGAAGCTGCAGAAGGTTGCTGCCAAGGCCATCACCAAGCAGGCCCGGCAGGACCTGCAGGAGCGCCGGGAGAAGCTGAAGACCCGCCGCGAGCACATGGCCGAGGCGCAGACGGCGTTCAATGCGTACATCCGCGAGCGCGACGCCGGCCTGCCGTGCATCAGCTGCGACGCGAACCCAAGCGACCACGACCTCATCACCGGCAGTCGCTGGGACGCTGGCCATTACCGGTCGGTGGGCGCCTGCCCTGAGCTGCGCTTCGAGCCGCTCAACGTGCACCGCCAATGCGTGAAGTGCAATCGGAACTTGTCGGGCAACGCGGTCGAGTACCGCATCCGCCTGGTGAAGCGCATCGGCGCCGCGGCCGTGGAGTTCCTCGAAGGGCCTCATAAGCCCCAGCGCCTGACCATCGAAGACCTGCAGGCCATCAAGGCCCTGTACAGGCAGAAGCTCAAAGACCTGAGGAGGGCAGCAGCATGACACCAGCATGGGGATTCCTGATTTTGGCCACCCTCATGGTGGTGGGTGGTGTGGCTTTGTCCTGGGCTGGCGCAGTGCGCCGCAAACGATATGCAGAAGAGTTCCTGGTGCGCCGGGCGGAGAAGAGGGCAAAGGCATGCAACTGAAGAGCGCACGGCAAGCATGGCACGACTGCCTGTACACGGCCTGGGACAGCCAGGGCTCATTCATCGAGCAGCTGGGCCTGCTGGGTGCCATGGTGCAAACGACCGAGAAGCAGCGGATGGCCAGCCATGCCGTGCACCAGGCCCTGGCGGGTGGTGTGCAGTCGGCAATCGGCCAGCTGGCAAGCAGCATCAAGGCCTTTGGCAATTTCATGTATGCGCCGCGGCTCGACGCCGACACTCAGGAAGACGCCGAAGAAGCGGTGTTCATCATGGTCCAGCAGCGCTCGCCGCGTATGACCGCAGCCAAGCGCGAAAAGCTGGAGTATGTGGTGAAGGGCGTCATGGCCCGGTATCGGTACATGCACCAGGGCGGCCAGTCGGCAAACCCCGATCCACTGGAGTCGCCTGAAGGCTTCCGAGCCTGGATGGTGGCGCACTACGACGTGAAGCTTGAGTCCACCAACTGGGAGCGCGACTGGGCAGGGTTTGTGCGCCTGGCGTTCGATTGCTGCGAGGATCTGGACAAGGCGGCGCTGAGTCCGGTGGCGGCCGCAATCAACGAAATGCGAAGGGCCGCTTGAGGCCCTATTGCGTTCCCGTTCGGCTGGTGGCATGATTTCGCCATCCTGATAATTTTGCCTTCGGCAAACACCCAAAAGAACCCGGCCACTGCGCCGGGTTTTTTGTTGCCCGAATATGCCCTCAAGAGGGCCGGCGAGAGTGCCGACCCCGGGGAGCGAGATCACGCAGCTTGCATCGCGGTGGGTGTCACCATGAGTCGAACCCCGAACTTAGCCAGAGCTTCTTCCAGGCTTTCGAGTTTTGAGGTGTGCTCGAAGTCGACCAGGCGCCCGGCTGCGGTGGGTGATACGCCCAGCATCGAGGCGAGATCAGCCCGCGTCTTGCCGGAACGTACCAACTCATTCCAGAGGGCTATTTTTGCGACCGTGACGCCAGAAAGCCGGACGATGTGATCGCCGGCTTCGGTGGCAGGTGGAATCGCCCGCTTCTGGTCCACGTAGATCGACAGCGCCAGGGTGAGCCCGTCTACCGCATTTGCCAGAAGCTCTTCCAGGCTATCGCCAACGCTGTGTGCCTCTGGAATGTCTGGGCAAGACGACCAGAAGTGATCGTTTTCTTCGTGAGCCACGATTTTGTAGTCGTACATATTTCCTCTCATGGGGCTGACTGGACGTCTGTTCAGGGTGGTGGGGCCTCATTTGAGGCCCAGTTGCTTGATTATTGCCTTCCTGAGTCCTTCACCAATTTCCTTGGATCCGTGGCTCGGGAAGATCGTCTGGCGGTCCTTGTAGCGAATCTTGAAGTGGCTGCCGTTGGCTGACTTCGAGAACTCGACCCCTTGGGCCTCCAACCATCTCCTGAACTCGCTGTACTTCATCAACCCTCCGTTGTGTGTTGATGGGTTCATTATATAAACACAAATGTTTAAAGTAAACACATTTGTTTAGATAAATCCAACGCCACGGAGTCGAGCGCATGGAGTTATTTCACCGCCTGCTCGATAAGCTTGATTGGGCTATTGCAGGCCTGCTCGGCGCCTTGGTCGCCACGCGCTGGCACAAAGACGACCTCCTCGACCGCAAGGCTTGGATCCTGTTCCTGCTCACCGGCATGGCCTGCGCGCACTACCTCACCGGCATGGTCAGCGCCTACTTCGGCATCGTCGAGCCGCGCAGTGTGGCAGGGGTAGGTTTTCTGCTTGGCACCTTCGGCGGATCGCTGATTGCTGCCATAACCCGAGCGATCAAAGCCGCCGATCTCTGGTCTGTGATCAGGTCCAAGTTCGGAGGGCCCAGCTCATGACATACGAATACATCAACGCCATCGCGGCCGGCCTCATCGCCATATGGGCGACCTGGTGCGTGCTGAGCGGAAAGGTACGCGACGGGGTGATAGGCAAGGTGCTGTACGCGATCATCGCTATCAGCGGCTACGCCATCTTGGCCAGGTCCGAGCGCATGTTCTTCACCGCCAACACGGCCTGGGCAACCCTGATGGTCTCGCTGGCCCTCGCTGGGATGCGGCACATGTTCATGCTCACCTACTGGCCCCGGGTCAAGCGCTGGATCTGCCGGCACTTGGACTGCGAGCGCTGCAAGCCAGTCGAGTGA